GAACCGATTAAGGTATTTGATATAGATGGATTGGACGATTGATGCCACAAGAAAAGAAATTCTTAAAGACAAGACAAGATACAAAATCTTATCCTGTGGTAGAAGATGGGGAAAGTCTTACTTCTCCATTTTATTTTTATTATCAACACCTCTTAAAAGAAATGAAAGAAGGTGGATTGTCTTTCCTACATATAGACAAGCTAAGATGGTATCTTGGAGTATCCTCAAAGACATTTTTGCAAAGAAAGATGTCAGTATTAATGAAACTGAACTATCTATTACTTTTGACAATGGGGCAAAGATTGAACTCAAAGGGGCAGACAAACCCGATTCACTTCGTGGAGTTTCCACAACAATGGTAGTGATGGATGAGTATTCTTATATGAAAGAAAATGTTTGGGGAGAGATTATACAACCAACTTTAGCAGAAACAAAAGGTAATGCACTATTTGTAGGAACTCCTACTGGTGTACAAAACCACTTTTATGATCTATTTGTCAAAGGACAATCTAAGGGTGGAGATTATAAGTCTTGGCAGTTTACCACATTAGAAGGTGGCTTTATTTCTGCAGATGAAGTAGAGAATGCCAAAAAGAATTTAGATAAGAGAACTTTTGAGCAAGAATATCTTGCAAGTTTTCTTACAGCTGCAAATAGAGCAGCATATAATTTTAGTAGAGATATCCATTGTAGAGTAATGGATAAATCTCCAAGAATGTTTTGGGGAATCGACTTTGGGGTAGCATCTTATATGACTGCTATCCTAATGTGCGAGAATACTGCTGGAGAAGTGTATGTGTTTGATGAAATTGGATTACAGAACTCAAATACATTTGAACTGGCAAAGCTAATGCAACAAAAAGCACCAGGACTTCCAGTATATCCCGATCCAGCAGGTAAAGCAAGAACGAGCAATAGTACAAAATCAGATCACATGATATTACAAGAGAGTGGATTTACAGTAATCAGTAAGAAAGCTAATCCAACTCAAAAGGACAGACTGAATGCTTTAAACAAGATGTTAGAAGATGCAACAGGTAAGCATCGTTTATTTGTCAATCCTAACTGCAAGAATCTGATTAGAGATTTAGAACTTTGCACTATGGAGAATGGACAAATATTAAAAACAGAAACCTTATCACACTTTTTGGATGCTTTATGTTATCCAATGGACTACCGATATGGCTTCAAAGGACAAGCAAAGGCAATAGAATGGTAGAATTAATCTTAGGATTCTGTTTAGGGGTTATAGTTAGCATGATAAGTGCTATGGTATGGGGATACCGATTAAGTATAAAAGAGGACAAAGAAAATAAAGAACTCATCAAGGAGTTCACAGACAGATATATAGAAAATATGCAGTCTGATGAGATAAAATTTTATAAAAGGTATGAAACATGATAATTTATAATTTAACAGAAAAGATGTTGTATGATCTTCTTATGGATACGATTGAAGAAGGACACAACAAAGAAATGGAAGAAAGAGAAAGATTGTTAGACTACTATGAGGGTATCAATCTTGAACAAGACATTAAAGGATATTTCGATAGCGATAGTTTATCACAAATCCCACCAATGTATATTAATCTTGTAAGAAATATCATAAGTCGTAGAGCATTAGTATATCAACAATCTCCAGTAAGATTTAACGATAAATATAACGATATTTTAGGCGACCTTGATTCGTTCATGAAACAATTTGAGCAACTGACTTACTTATTAGGTACAGAAGCTTTATACACTCATTGGGATGATGTAAACAAGAAACTAAAATATAGACCAATCCATTTCTTTACACCATTCTTTAAACCAAACGAGGATGAACCTTTTGCTATTATGTATCAAGCAGAATCACATCTACAAGCACGAACAGAAGATGCACAATATATGTTTTGGAGTAAAGATACTGATGATATGGAAGGGAAACACTTTATGATTTCATCAAGAGGTGCTATTACTTCAATAGTTCCTGATGATAGAAACCCTTATGGAGATGTCTTACCATTTAACATAGCACATAGACATCCATTCACAAGAGATTTCTTTAGAGAAGGTGCATCAGACTTAGTAGATGGTATGCGATCCATTAACATTATGCTAACAGAATTAGCTTTGCATGGAAGATTCCAATTAGGACAACCAGTCTTTACAGGATTAGATACTGAACAACGAATCAACTTTGGACAAGATAAAGCATTAGTATTACCTGAAGGTGCAAACTTTAATTATGCAACACCTAATGCAAATGTACAAGCAATGATTGAATCTACGAAGTATATGGTAGATAGTATTGCACAATCCAACAATGTAAGAATCAACTGGACTGACAAGAGTGCAGAATCAGGATTATCTAAGAAGATGGGACAACTTGATTTAATGGATGCACTAAGAAGTGATACAGAACAAATCTATCGTCCATTTGAGAAACAACAATTCCAAATTGCTAAAAGAATATGTGAAGTATCAGGTGGTATTAATCTTGGCGACCAATTCAGTATAGATTTTGCTGAAAGAGAAGTGCCTATGAGTACAGATGAGGAAATCAAATACTATTCTTGGGCATTCCAAAATGATTTAGAAACAAGACAATCTTATCTAAGAAAGAAGAATCCTGACTTACAGGAAGAAGAAATACAAGGCATAGTGGAACAGATAGATGCTGAACAACCACAAGAAGCAGACGAAACACAATCTATCATTGATAGAATAGGTGAGCAAGTTGGCTAATTTAGATTTCTACAATAAAGAAATAGAAAATATCCAACAACAGTTAATTGACAAATTGGACAACCTGGTTATTGGGTTAGGTAGAGTATCAGATACTGAACTAATGCAGATTGCTAAGCAGATAGACTTCTTTGCAGAAATGGAAGCATTAGGGTTTACCAAACTAATGAATAGAGTAGGTAAAACCTTTGATGATGAGATAGCAAGAGTATTTGCAGAACTATCTGAAAGGCAATTAGGACAAGTATCTGTAGCAAGTATCGATGCTTTAAGAGAACTAAAGAACTTTGAAATGACTTATTTAACCAATGGAGTAAGACAATATTCAGATCAACTAAAGACTGCGATGCTAAGAGGGATTATAACTGGAGAAAGTAATATTCAGATAATGAATAACATCAATACAACCTTTGGTGTAGGAACTTACATTAGTTCAAGCGAAACTTCTTTCTTGATTAATGATGCTTTTTCACGATTTAGTAATACATCAAGAGCAAAGGCATACGAGGAGTTTCCTGAAGTGAAGTTTCAGTATGTTGGTGCAAGTGATAACAAGACAAGAGAAGTATGCCAACGAGCATTACAAGAACCACCACTAACAAGAGAAGAAATAGATGCTTTAGGATATGTAGACTTTACTAATAGAGGTGGATATAACTGCAGACATGATTGGGTAAGAGTATGAGAATAGATCAAGTAGTCAAGCCTAATTCTAAAGTGATGTCTAAGTTAGCACAAGATGCTATTGATAAAATTACTTTAGATGCAAGTAAAGGGAAGTTTCAAAACGATAGAAGTGGATTCTCATACAAGAGTGATACTTACAGAAGATATAAAGCTAATAGTATGAGGGGCAGAACTGGAGATAAATTAAAAGCATTTAGAAACCAGGCAACCGATACCCAAACTTCTTTTGTCAATATGAGATTAACTGGTAGAACCCTAAGAAGTATGAGAGCATCATCAAAATCTGATACTGCAATCATTACTTATGATAGAGGGGAAATAGTATTAGGCAATCAGAAAAGAGGATATGACATCTACGATTTGTCTAACAAGAATAAAGAATTTATAGCCGATAGATTCGGCAAAGAACTTTTGGATAGAAACATTAAAAAGTATGTATCCAAAACAACGATAATAAAATAGGAGGGCAGGATGTCCGAAGAAAATAAAATAGTAGAAGAACAAGCAGTAGCAGAAACTCCTACACAGGAAAATACTGATAATCAATCAGAAGTCGGTAATTTAATTGCAGAAAGCAAGAAATACAGACAAAGAAGCCAAGCAGCAGAAGCTGAGTTGAAGGAACTCAAAGAGAACCTCAAACTTCAAGAACAAAAACAACTTGAAGAAAAAGAGGAGTTTAAATCTTTGTATGAAAAGATGAAGGAAGAAAACTCACAGTTAAAACCTGTAGTAGAACAATTCCAAATCCAAGAAAAACAAAGACGAGAACATCTGCTGTCCCAACTTTCAGATGACGAACAAGAAATCTATGTAGACCTGCCAACAATTAAGTTGGAAAAGCACATTGAAAGACTGGGAAAAAACAAAGTGCAAATATCTGATGCCAAAGAGGTTACTTCAAGTGGAAAGTTTGCTGGTAATAGCAAATGGTCTGATTTGTCCGATAAAGACAAACAGGAAGCAAGGAAGAATCCTAAACTTTGGAAACAGATAGTAGATGGCTATAGAAATTAAAACCTTAAAAGGAGAGTAAACAAAATGGCTGATGGAAATGTAACTCGTACCACTGCTGCTTCATTTATCCCTGAAATGTGGAGAGATGCTATCCTTGACTATGCAGAAAGAAAATTCGTTCTTCGTAATCAAGTATTAGACTTCTCATCTATGTTAGCAGATGGTGGCGACATTCTAAATATACCTAAGGTTACTGAAGAAACTGCTGCATCTAAAAGTGCAGGAACTGCAGTAACATATACTAACAACACAGATGGTGTAATTCAATTAAATTGCACAGAACATCACTACGAAGCTAAAAGAATCGAGGACATCGTAAGAGTTCAAGAATCTGCTGACCTATTTGGTGCTTATGCAAAATCAATGGGTTATGCTTTAGCTAAAAAAGTAGAAAATTACTTAGCAGTAGATATTTTACAATCTGCTACTGGTAATGATACTGCTTTAAGTTCTGACAATGTATTTACAACTGCATTAATTAGAACTGGATTACAGAAACTGCTTGATGCAGGACACGACTATACTGATGGAGAACACTACTTCTATTGTTCACCAGCAAGTTATATGTCATTACTATCTCTTGGTGACTTCTCAGAAGCACAAAAGAGAGGAGATGCTGAAAATCCTAATGTTTCAGGTCGTATTATCAATGCTTATGGATTAGAAGTATATCCAAGCACAGATTGGGACGACGATGGTGGATCAGGCGATGAAACTGCAACGATCTTTAACAGAAATAGTGTTTACTTTGCACAGCAAGTAGCACCAAGAGTTCAATCATCATACGATATTGACCACTTGGCAACTTCTGTTGTAGCAGATGTACTATTCGGTGCAGCATTATCTCATGCTGCTAACTCAACATCATTAGGTGTTGTGAACTTCACAAATCCATAATTTAGGATAAGTGAAAATCGGTTAAATATGGGGCTAATTTCGGTTAGCCCTATATTACCATTAAAAAGTAATTTGAAGGAGATTTAGATGCCATTATACGACTATAAATGTGATTGTGGAAAGATATTTGAGGTACATCAACCTATAAATGATGAAAAATACAAGAATTGTTCTGAAGTCAAGCAATTAGAATGTGATGATCCAAAACAGCTTGAAAGACTCATAGGCAAACCTGCCATTTTTTCTGATGACATCGGTAGAGGTCATAAACGAATGAAAGATAAAGATTTATATAAGGAATTA